GTTCCATCACGCTGGAGGCCATCCTCACTAGCGCCGCCCTCTCGGTGGATCCTGACAACGCCCAGAGCATCGACATCGCCTTCCGCCCCGCCACCACCCCCACCTTCGACTTCCTGACCACCGCCTGATAATCTGCTGGCGCAGTCAGATTCAGCACCCCGGCCTCCCCGCCGGGGTTTTTTATTTCTAGTCCGCTACACTAGATCGAGAACACCCAACCTCTATGCCCGTTCCGGTCCGCGCCATTGACCGCCTTAAACAGGCCGCCAACCTGGAGCCCACCAAAAAGACCATCGAACTTTCCGATGGCAGCGAATTTGAGATGTGGGTGACGCCGCTGACGATGGCCGAACGCGAACGCGCCCAGAAGCAGGCCAAGTCTGACGACGCCAACGCCTTCGCCCTCCAACTCCTCATCACCAAAGCCCTCGACGAATCTGGCGCCAAACTTTTCAGTGCCGGCGAAATCGACGTCCTGAAGAACGAGGTCAAGGACAAAGACCTCCAAACCCTGATGCTGGCCATCCTGACCGACGACGCCGAGCCCATCGACCCAAAGCCCTGAGCGCCGAACTCCGCAAAGACAACTGGCTCATGCTCCAATTTGGCGTCGCCAAAGAGCTGGGCCTGAGTCTGAGCGAAGTCCGCAACACCATGACCGCCGAAGAACTCCTCGGCTGGAGCGCCTACTTCAGCATCCTCAACGAAGACCAACAGAGGGAGATCGACAACGCCAAACGCCGCCGCTAACCCGGCGGCTTTTTTACGGCGTAAACTGAAGTACCACTAAACCCGAGTTGTGGCCAAATACACCGCCGACATTGAGATTGCTGTGCGCGGCGGGCGTCAAATTGACGGCCTTATTAAAGGTGTAAACAGGTTAAACAATTCTATTAACGTAGTCAATAGAAACGCAAAGTTACTTGAAGGGCGCGGTTTTAATGTAGCTAGCATGGAAAACTATAGCCGTGCTGTAAACAAAGCCACCAGCGCACTTAACCGAGCTGCAGCTGGCACACAACAGGAAACTCTTGCGGTAAAAGCACTTGTTACTGCGATCGAACTAGAAAATAACGCCCGAGCGCGTAGAGAGCGTTTAATCGCTCAAGAAGTAGCTAATCGCCGCCGCGTACAAGCGACTGCGGATGCTGGTTTTGGTATCCAAGGCCCGCAGGCCGCACCCATTCGTCCCGGCAGAGGCCCCGCATCCCCTATCGGCGGTACAGTCAACATGCCCGGATCGCCCGCAGCTTTACGCGCCGCCGCTGGCGGAAGAGGTGGCAGACTCGCCAGCCGGCTTGGTGGCGCCGTTAGCGGCGCGGCAATCGGTGGTGCCTTCCCGCTGCTGTTCGGCCAAAGCGCTGGAGCAGCTGCCGGTGGCGCCATCGGCGGTCTGGCCGGCGGACTGCTCGGACCAGGCGGCAGTTTTGCCGGCAGCCTCGTCGGCACCATCCTTGGCGACATCGCCGCCAAAGGCAACGTAGTCAAACAGCTGGGCCAAGACATCGGCTTCTCCGCCGAGCAAACGCGCACGCTCGAAACAGCCTTCAAACAAGCCGGCCGCGAATTCGACAAGTTCCAAGCATCCGTCCAGAACATTCGCGGCCTGGGACTCGAAATCGACGCCCAAGCCGAAGCCATCAAACTCGTCAGCACGCTCACCGAAAAATACGGTGGCACCATTGATAAAGTCACCAACGCTTTTACCTCAGCCCTCGAATCCGGCAAGGTATCTCAAGCCACTCTCAACCAACTAACCAGCCAAGGCATCCCAATCCAACAGGCCTTGGCGGACAAATACAACGTCAGCCGCAGCGCCCTGCTGCAAATGGCCAAGGACGGCAAAATCTCCGTCCAAGACTTGACCGACACCCTCGTCGAAGTTGGTAATCAGGGCGTAACTGCCGCCACCAAAACCAGCAACGGCTTCACCCAACTAAGCACCGCAACCAAAGATCTCGGCGGCGCCTTCCAACAACTCGCTGGGGCAATCGTCACCGCGCTTTCTCCGGCACTGGAGTGGCTCGCCGGAAAGATCGCCGGCATCATCAACCTCGCCGCCCAAGGCGTCCAAGCCGTTGCCCGGATGATTAGCGGCGGCAGCCAAACAGACGTCGCCGCCTCCGCCATGGCCGGCGCCCAACTCGTCAAAGAGTTCCCCGAACTCCGCTCCCAGCGCATGGGCGGCCGCGCAGGCAAAGCCCTAGTACAAAACAACACCCTTGCCGTTGGAGCGACCGGTCAGCTAACCCCCGAGCAACTCAATCGCTACAACCAGCTCCGCAGCAAGGCTATGGGCACCCTCCAAACGCCCGCGCCCATCAAACGAATTGACGTCTCAGGCTTGGGGCAACTACCGGGAAAAGCCGACAAGTCTTCAGACAAAGCACGCAAGGAGGCAGAAAGGGCTGCGGAGCTTATCGCTAAAAGCGGAAGAAGTCTTGATGTAGCAAAGGAAGCTTTCAAGATCGAACAACGTCTAATTACTGCACGCAAAGAGGAAAACACCGCACTGGAACTTACACGCCAAGCACAACTAGACCTTCTAGAAATTCGTAGCAAAGGAAATGACATCTTGGCTAACAAAGAACTTCCCGCACAAGCAAAAGTAAATGAACTGGAAAAGCTCCGCTTCCAAGCGAAAAGCATTTCTCTAAACTTACAACTTAAACTCGTAGACGCAGAAGAAAAAGCAAATAAGTTGATGCAGGATAACATCAAAAAGTTTATGGGCAGTGACGATCCGCTCGGACAAGCCCAGGCAGAAGTCAACCTGCTCGCTGCAAAACTGCAAGGTAAAGAGCGTGAATACACACTCCAGCTTGCCATCGACGATCTCATTAGGCAAGGCGTTTCAGCGGAAGATGCCCGCAACACTGTAGAAGTAGCCGACGAACTAAACCAGAAACTTGAACGGCAAGTCAGCCTTCAAAAGCAAATCCAAGACACCATCAACCAAGTCGGGCAAACGACTGGCGATGTATTCCAGCAACTCATTTTCAGCACAGATAGCTGGGCAGATAGTCTGACTAACGCACTTAATGCCTTGGCCAACGTCCTCTTCCAAGCCGGCCTTGGTTTACTTGCAGGCGACGATGGTAAGGGTTTCTTCAGCTTCCTTACGGGCGGTTTAGGTAGGCGAGCTGCCGGCGGCCCTGTAACCAGTGGCTCGCCCTACATCGTTGGCGAACGCGGCCCCGAACTATTTGTGCCTGGCCGTAGCGGCACTATCGTGCCTAACAACAAGCTGGGCGGCGGCAGCACCAGTGTCGTAGTGAACGTCGATGCCAGCGGCAGTAAAGTACAGGGCGACGATCAACAGGGCAACCAGCTGGGTCGCGTCATCGCCGCCGCAGTCCAGCAGGAACTCATCAAACAAAAACGCCCCGGAGGTTTACTGGTGTAATGGCCGACTTCCCCAGCTACAAGCCGACATACTCGGCCGCAAAGACCAGCCAGCCTAAGGTACGCACTGCACAATTCGGGGACGGTTACCAACAGCGCATCACCTTTGGGCTCAATCAAAACCCGAAAGAATGGCGGCTTTCTTTTAGCGTTAGCGACGATGATGCCGACATCATTGAAGCATTCCTAGATGCGCGTGCCGCAGATGCGGATTCTTTTGGGTGGACGCCACCAAACGAAACAACCAGCTACAGGTGGATCTGCCCTACCTGGACCCGTGAACTATTTGAGTTTGAGCGCAGCAAAATTGAAGTGACATTTAAGCAAGTGTTCGAGCCTTAGACTGCCCCTACGAGAGCACCCCCATGGCAAGCATCACCACCCGCGCTGCAAAAGGTACACCTCTGACCCACGCGGAGGTTGATGCCAACTTCACCAACCTGAACACGGACAAGGCGGAAACCGCCGCGCCGACGTTCACTGGGCAGGTGAAGGTGGCAGCCGGGACTGCTGCAGCGCCTTCGGTCACGATCACGGGCGACCTGAACACCGGCCTGTTCTCCCCAAGCGCGGACCAGCTATCGGTCACGACGGGCGGCACTGAGCGGCTGCGGATTGACGCCGCCGGCCAGGTCGAGGCTGTCAGCCTCGGCACTGCTGCGGCACCGGCGTGGAGCTTCGTAAGCGACCCCAACACCGGCATCTACAGCCCCGGCGCGGACCAGCTGGCGCTGAGCACGGGCGGCACGGGGCGGTTGTTCGTTGACGCGAGCGGCAGGGTGGGGATTGGCACGGGGAGCCCAAGCGAACCGCTGCAGGTAGCCGGTAACATTTTTGCAAACGGTGGATTTGTTCGGACGGCTAGTGCAGGTGTAGCCGCAATCACTGCGCGGGGATTTCGCCAAACAATCGATGGCACCGAATACTTGGCCATCTATCACGACAACACCGGAGCCGTATTTAACGTAAACAGCACCGAACGCGCCCGCATCGACTCCTCAGGCAGGCTGCTGGTGGGGACGAGTAGTAACAGGCCCTCGCGCATTGGTACCAATAGTTTTAATTCACTTTTGCAAATTGAATCAGATGCAGAAGCTGCCCAGTCAATTACGAGATGGGCGGCGGACAGTAATAGCTCTAGACTCCATCTTCAAAAAGGACGTGGGACCGGCGCATCCCCCACCATTGTCGCTGCCGACGATAACCTAGGAGATTTTACTTTTAGCGGCTACGACGGCGCAAACATGACAAACGGCGCCAATATTCGCGCCCAAGTAGACGGCACCCCCGGCACCAACGACATGCCAGCCCGTTTGGTGTTCAGTACTACTGCTGATGGTGCTTCATCGGCTACTGAGCAACTCCGCATCTCCAACGGCGGCACCGTCATCTACAACCAGCCCGCACCGGCAGCCGTAGACACCACCGCCACACTGACGGTCGCCAACCTCACTGCCAAGATCATCACCTCATCCACTGCTGCAGCTGTCACAATGACACTGCCCACTGGCACACTGATGGATGGCGGTTTCTTCGGCCTCTACAACAACATGGCCTTTGAGTGGAGCGTCATCAACACAGGCGCCACAAACGCTGTGACAGTCCAAGGCGGCGCCGGCCACACCGTCGTGGGCTCCGGTACTGTTGCTGCCAACAACTCACAGCGACCACATGGGCCACCTACCGTTTGACCTGACCTCACCAACGGAGATTCTTCCTCAATGACCGCCACCTTCACTTGGAACATCGCCAACCTTGAGCGGGAGACCGCTGATGGTTTCGTGTTTGCGGTCCACTACACGGTGGACGCCAAAGACGACACATACTCAGCCGGCGCCTACGGATCTATTGGCCTTGAGCGCCCTGAAGGCGACATGACTCCATTCTCCGACCTGACCCCTGAAATCCTGATCGGCTGGGTCAAAGACAAGCTGACCGAGGAAAAGGTCGCAGAGATTGAAGCTGCTTTGCAAGCGCAGCTGGATGAACAGCACGCGCCGAGCAAGGCATCCGGCCTCCCCTGGGCTTGATAAACAATGGCCGTCACCACCCCGTATGTTGTCCCTGGATACTGGGACACCGGCTACGCCGAGGGTGACGGCTTTTATCAACTTGAAACTGAAGTACAACTAGCAGCGCCCAGCGCTGTCATCGAGCTATTTGAACTACAACTCAACGTACTACAACACGGCGCCGCCGATATTTACCGTTTCCACGCCGGCACCAACCTAAACAATAGCGGTGAGGTCATTTGGGTCGGTAACACCTATCTACAGTTTCCAGTAGAAGCCGATGGTTTCTCCTACGAAGGCAAGGGCACGCTGCCGCGACCACGGATCCGCTGTAGCAACATCATGGGCACAATCACAGCCATCATGCTGGGATTACCCAGAGGGCTTGAAGGCGCCAAGGTCACGCGCATCCGCACGTTAGCCCGTTACCTGGACGCCGCCAACTTTCCCGGTAATGTCAACCCTTACGGCACCCCAGATCCAACAGCTGAGTTTCCGCGTGAAATCTATTACGTGGACCGTAAGTCTGTTGAAACACGCGACATTGTTGAGCTAGAGCTATGCGCGGCATTTGACCTAGCCGGCGTTCGCGCACCAAAGCGCCAGTGCATCAGCAACATCTGCCAGTGGGTCTACAAGTCAGCTGAATGCGGTTACACCCCGACCGGTCCCGCAGCAAGGCCATTACGCGAGCACTACGTCGCATTTGGTTACACAGAAAATCTGAACATCAACAGCACGGGGCAGTTCGACGCAACATACTATCTGGCAACCTATCCAGACGTCGCGGCTCTTTATACTCTTTCTACTGCAAACCAGCACTACCGCGACTATGGAATATGGGAAGGACGCCAAGGTAATACCGGGGGCGGGTTTAATGCCACTTACTACTTATCCACTTACCCTTATCTAAACAGCGTTGTTTATTTCGACGAATCTGATCAAGGTGTGAACAGTCAGGTGCTCGATGTTTGCGGTAAGCGGCTGAGCAGTTGCAAGGCACGCTTTGGAGCAACTGCGGAGCTTCCGTTCGGCTCATTCCCTGGCATTGGAGCGTTCTTCGCGTAAGGTGGTTGACATGCCCTGGCGCGATGCAGCATTAACGCACGCCAAGGCGGAAGACCCTAAAGAGGCGTGCGGCCTGTTGGTCGTCGTAAAAGGCCGCGATCATTACTGGCCCTGTAAGAACTTGGCAACAGATCCAGACGAATTTTTCGCCCTCGATCCCGCCGACTACGCCGCTGCCGAGGATGCGGGCGAGATCACTGCAATCATCCACAGTCACCCAACCACGCCTCCCTTCCCGTCCCAGGCGGACCGTCTGGCCTGCGAAAAAACGAATCTCCCTTGGTACGTCGTCAACCCCAAAACCGAAACGTGGGGCGAATGCAAGCCTGAAGGCTACACTGCCCCGCTCGTCGGCCGCCAGTGGGTCTGGGGCATAACGGACTGCTGGACACTGGTACGCGACTACTACGCCGAACAGGGCATCCACTTACGCGATTGGCAGCGCCCCCTGCACGCAGAAAGCTTCCGCCTAGACCCGATGTTCGATGCCTGCTGGCGCGACACAGGTTTCCGCGAGTTACGCGACGACGAGGAGCTGCAACCCGGTGACGCCATACTCATGGCAATCAATAGCACCGGCCTCAACCATGTCGGCGTTTACCTTGGCGACCAGCTCCTGCTCCACCATCTCCAAGGCCGCCTCAGCAGCCGTGACCTCTACGGCGGATGGCTACTAAAATGCACGGGAAGGAGACTTCGCCATGCTGCGTAAGATCAAGCTCTACGGACGCCTGGCGAAGTTCATCGGCAAGCGTGTGCTTGAAGCCGACGTAAGCAGCGCCGCCGAGGCCGTACGCTTCCTGCTCGCCAACTGGCCAGACCTGGAACGTCACATGGCGGACCAGCACTACCGCGTAAGTCTTGGCGACTACGACCTCGGTGAAGACGAGCTGCACGACCCCGCCGGTGGGCAGATCATAAAATTCGTTCCCGTTGTGACTGGTGCCGGTGCCACGGGCCGAATCATCGCGGGAGTGGCATTAGTGGCCTTGGCTATTGCACTCCCCGGCCTTGGCGGCGGCGTTGCCGCCACAATTTTCGGCACTCAATTTTCGTCGCTAGCTCTTG